CAAACTATTGGTCAGCGTAAATGTTGCTACTGCACCACCAGCCAATGCTGCGTTGTTCATTGTGATGCGACCAGCAGACTTGTTTAGGGTAACACCCGTAGACTTGTCTGTTAATTGCGTAACCGCACCTTGGGCTGCTGCGCTGTAGCCGATTTCAGTGGTAGCGTAAACGGTCGTGCCAACAATCGTTGATGGAATAACAGCGCCAATTGTGCCGCCATCAATATCTTGATCACTATAGGCAACGCCGATAGCTTTTGTATTACCCATTTTTAATTCCTTTGAAAAATAGGGGCCGAAGCCCCTATTAATTACAACAAAAATGCCGAGTAAGCAGCGTCACCAGTACGCACAAAACGGTATGTGTGTGCGCTAAAACGGCCCACAGTAACCGAGCCGAAGATCGTGATACCAGTGCCTGTTGTAACAGGAACGGTAGACGATGTGCCAGCGTTGTTGTTGTTGCAAATAGTCAGCTCAAAAGATGAGCCAATTTTTGCGTTAGGAATTGCCACATCAAGCGACGCTGCTGTGGGCAGAGTTACGGTCAATGTAGCATCGCTACCTTTGTTGCATACAACCAAACCAAAAGACACTTGATCAGCGGTCAACGTAGTGTCGCCAGTCAAGGTTGCTGGGATAGTTTGTACGCTTAGAACTGCTTCATTCAGGTTACCGGCACCAACTTGGTAACCGCCTGCGCCATTAGGTAAAGCCATGATAATTTCCTTAAATTAAATTAACCCCAGACGCGGCAAGCCATCTGCGGACGGATTGTGTTAAACCCATAAAGGACATCAATACGACATGGAAGTCTATCGTTATTTATGTCATATTGGCGGACCACTCTTAGGCTAATACCGTTATGTACTGCGCGAGCAGCCATATCAACACCCTGCGGCAGCAACAAGTCAGCCGTAGCAAACGTGATTGCGTCCTTGTGGTAGACCAAGTTCTGTGGGTATTGAGTTGAGGCAGTACCAACAAACACAACTGCTTTGCTAGTTGCAGGTAAAGTCAATACGGTTGCCAGAGCGTTGCTTGCTGAGTAAATTGGAGCAACAGTGATGTTGCCAGCACCTGCACCACTCAAAGTCACATCAGCAGTAGCCACAAACTGGAACAAAGAACCAGTTGACTCACGGGTCTGTGGGTTCACAGCAAAGCAGTCAGCCACGGTGAACACGTCACCAATCTTGACAGTTGCGCTAGCACCAGCGCCGGTGATGGCGATGGTAGTTGCGCCTTCTGCCGTAACCGCTGCCGAAGTCGTGCCGCCAGTAGCAGTGCGCGAACCCGTTGTGAACTGCTTGATTGACTGAGACATATTGATCTCGTCAAACCCAAGAACACCAGTCCCCATCATGCCGTTCTTGAACTGCTTGGAGATTGTGTCCGTAGGATTGAACAGACCTTTCATGCCTTCAACCAGACCAGCGTTGGCAGCGGGGTTGACCGTTGCATAACGTGGCGACATCACAGCGGCGTTCTCGTTCAGCTTCTGCTGCGCTTGCAACAGAACCAGCGATGTGCCTGGGGTTGTGCCTGGTGTACCGACCGTGTTACCAATTGCTTTGTAAGCATTGGCAACGTCAGCGTCAATGCTGGAAGCCAACTGCGAGATACGCGGCTTAAGAACGCGCTCTGCAAAGTCATCCAACTGCATTGTCAGCTCGGCAGACGTGAAGTTCACGCCGATGTGCTTCTGGGTCGAAACGGTCAGGGTGGTGAACTGCTCGTTGTCGTCCTGAACTTGCAGGGCGGCACCGTCCGTCACCAGAGCGCGGTCGGGCAGACGAATACGCAGGGTTGAACCAATCTTTGCACCTTCAACAGCAAAGCTGTCGTCGTACTGACGGTTCACGTTACGGGTAAGAACCAGATTGTTTTCCAAGATCTCCAGGGCCTTCCTGGTGATCATGTCAATCGTAAGAATGCTATTTGACATGGTAAATCCTTAAAAGTTAGCGATGTTGAGCTTGTGCCTTTTTAATCTGGCGCAGCCTGTCTGCTTCAATCCATTCCGAGGTAGTCATGGTTTTAGTAGACCGGGGATCGGTCGTATCATAACTTGGATTGCCTGAAGTTCTGGCTGTTACCGGACTAATCGGTGCGGGCGCGGACGTAGTACGTTTAACTGGCACATCATTGGCTATTTTAGCCTCAATGCGTCCAATCTCCTTTGCTTGCAAAATCGGGCTGAGACGGGAAATGCGATCTGTCTCTTTTGGATTGGACCCTAAGTAGTAAGCTACATCAGGGCCAGCATCAGAGGCTTGAATCGCTTGCGCCATCACGGTCGTGATCTTAAGACTTGGGTTGTACGCGACCTGTTCAAAGTCATCGTACTTGGTCCGAGCCTCTTCTTCACGCTCGTGATATGCCTCAAGAATCTCCGTCTGTTGGCGCTGCTGCTCACGCTGTTCAATTAGTTTGAGTGCTTTGGCCTCTGCATACGCATCAACCGAATCAAACTGATCTACAGGCGGGACATCAACGGCAACGGGCGGCGGTGCTTGACGCTCACGCTCCCACTTTCGCTGTTCTCTTGCGAGACGTTTTTGAATCGCGGCATCAAGTTCCTCTTGCGAGAATGTCTTGGGCGCAACTTCCGGCGTATCTACTACAGGTTCTGGGGCCGCCGTGGCTTCCAGTTCCGGCGCGGGCGCTACTTCCGCTTCAATCGCTACTTCTTCGGTCATTGTGAATCCTAAGATCCCCCGGTGAGCCGCGCCGGTACGGTATTATGCAAGGATTTTGTCAAGTTGTGCAAGCCTATATGCTTCAACAACTTCAGCAGTGTGCAAAGCAGCGCAAACGCCTTGAACGCGGGCGTCTTCGGCGCTGTAGTCATCACCTGGAGCAACAACGTGGCGGTGAAATTTGCTGCTAATTTCAACGCCATTTTCTTTGATGGCTGTCTTTGTGCGTACTTGCACTGAGCCGTTTTCAACCACTTCAATCCGGTCAACAATTTCAATTTTCTCAAGCATGATGCCTTCCTAATATGGCCCAAGAATCCACTTGGGCTTTGGTTTAACAATCGGTTGCGTCACCAAATTCTGTCAAGGTTTTCAAGTGTATGTATGCTTGAGCAATCGGATTAGACCCAGCGAGGTCATAAGCGCAACTAAAAGACGCATCATCAAAGTGCGGCAAGCCTGAGTTGTTTTTGTAAGATCTGACACTGAATGTCATTTTGTCTTTGCCGACCTGTGTACCTTCAACACGATGATACGCATCAACGGCTTTGAAGCCGTGCGGTGTGGTTACTGTTTTTTCAAGTGCCATAATTGTTCCTTTAAGCTGAAATTGCACCAAATGTTTTCCAGGTGCCCGGGGTTCCAGCGGTCACGCAAACAAACCCAATTGTTCCACCTGCTGTCGGAGCGGAGTTATATACAATATCGCCCACGTTGTAGGTTCCAGAAACAGGCGCGGCTGATCCAAAAATGTTGACTGTGCGAAAGTAAATAGTGTCTTGAGAAATAGTGCCAGCGCCCGAAGTGGAAGATCCGCCACCAAGGGTAATAACGCCAGTCACATAGTCAACGAACCGCACAAACTGAAAACCGCCCGCGCTTGTGGTCACGCGGTCCCCACCGTTGAATGACCTAGCGTTTGACAAAGTTGTGCAAGTAAACGTAAAGCCGCTAAATGTGCCTGCTATTGCACTTGCAGGATTGGTTTTAAATCGACCAGTTGCAGACGACAGTTGCGTTTGACCCGCAAGTGTTTTGCCGCTTGGATACCAATTGGTTGTAGATGCAACTGTTGGTGCAAGTTGAACACCATTGACCAAATAATCTTGCTCAATAGTCATATCATTAAACGTCAGATTTCCAACTGCGGTGTCTGTAAACCCAGTGTGAACTTCTGGACCAAGGAACCCAACTGAACTTGCACCGCTATAGTACGTTACTGGCGACACATCGACCTGAACAGCGTACAAAGCACAGATAGGTTGAGTGCCAGCAACGCCGTAGTAATTTGGCCCAACAGTCAACGCTAAGATTGAGTTATTGCAATAAATCGGATAAGCCACGTTGGCAAAATAACAGCCGCGAATATCAACAGTTCGGATGACGTTATTGCCAACACCGCCAAGTTCAATAGCTTTGCCGTTTGCTGGGCCTTCCCAATAACAGCTTTGAATTGTCAAGCTGGCAACTCTGTCAAATGTGGATGTTGCGCCGTCAAATGCTGCACCAAGGATCAGCACCGAAAAGCCCATGAGTTCGCCAACGGGCACAGTAGTGGAAAAACGTGGGTCTCCGATTCGGCAAGAATACTGGACCGCTGAGTCGTAGTTGCCACCAATAACCTTAAAGTCATTGATTTCTTCTGCCGCAGACGGAGCATATGCCGACAAGTTGGTGTTGCACAGGTTTGCGTTGCAGTTCATTAACGCAACAGAGTACGACCACACTTGAATGCCGTAATCAAAAGCAGTAGCTTTGCAACGATCAAGAACAATTGATGGCGAAGCAACCCTTATGCCGACAGAATTTGCTGTTCGTGCGCTTTTGCATCGAACTTCAAGACCTGTAATTTTGGTATTTGGTTGATAACCAAGTCCTGTAATATTAACGACAAGACTTGCGTATCCGGTGTCAGCCAATAAAAAACCGTCACATTCACCACTGGCTTTTGGCGCAAGAGTATTGTTTACAAGATAACCGCCAGAAGTATAAGGGATGTACCAAGGCTTGTTTGTGGCAAACATAGCCTGCAACGCAGCGGTGTCATTGGTTGTGCCATCACCTACAGCGCCAAAATCTTGCGGAGTCACTGGCGCACCAGTGATCATTGAGTAGGATACTTTGGTCAAAGACATTTTTATCCCTTATACGTTGTACACAAAAGAGCCAAACATGGTTTGCCCGCTTGCTACTGGGTATGTCACATCGTAATAATAGATGTATATATTTGTAGAACTACTTGAAATACTAAATGATTTTCCTGTTGATGAGTTTGACCCCATGCCGTTGTAGCTACTTAAATCTGAACTGGGTGTAAAAGGCATTCCTGTAATTAGTATGTATCCTGCGCCAGTTCCGTTTGTTGTGATAGTTGCTGAAAATATTAAAGTCACCTGACGACCAATTTTTGTGTACCGTCCTACAACAGTGCCAACAGTTGTAATTGCACCCGTACCTGCTGAAACTACAGGGGTCCAAGTTCCTTCTTCATAGTCACTTAGCAACTCGCTTGTGCCTGTTCCTGGGGTGGCAGAAAAGTCAATGCCTTGACCAGAGGTTCCAACTACAAAATTTCCGGTTGACGCAGTAACAGATGTTGCGCTAATTGCGCGGCCCGCAGTCAAGTTTGCAACACTGACTTGTTTGGTTGTTGCGCTTTGAACAATCGGCAGTACTTCGGTGCCAGCAAGTGGGGTTGTTGACGCAGGAAGTGCCGATATTTTGGTATCTGCCATGATTGTTCCTTATTGATACAGCACTTCAATGCTAGATGTAACCGGCGGCGCTTCTGAAAATGTCAAAGTTGTACCAGCAAGCGTGTATGTGTTTTTTTGTTGGTACACACCGTTGATGTACACTTGGGTTGTGTTTTCGCTGACCGGTGCGTTGGCAAGAGTAAACACAGTTTGAGAACCTGTGCCGGTAAAATTCTCCACAAGACCAGCACCAGAAATGCCGGTGATGTTGTCGGCGCTCCATATCTGCACATCAACATTTGTCTTAAGTACAAATTTGTACGAAAGACCAACAGTCAACCAGATCTGACCACCAGCGGATACTCTACCCGCCGAATCCAAAATAATTGGGTTGGTATGGGCCGTTGACCCGCTATTAGTGGTGTAAGTGGCTTGCGGCGTGGTTGTACCGGCGGCGTATGTGTACAGTTTGCCGCCAGTCAACGGAGCGCCGTTGTTGTCAAAAAACTGCCAACCTGCACCACCAATCGGTGAAAGACTAACGGCCATTTTGTGTCCTACGCAGTAAGTGCAGCAACTTTATCTTGAAACGCTTTTACGCGAGCGTCCAAGGCAGCAGTTTGAGCTTTCAGATCTGTCTGTTGGCTTTCAATCTCATCTTGGGCTTTAGTTTGGTAAGCCTCACGATCTGCCACGGCTTTTTCGCGCAACTCAACAGCAGTCTCACGATCTACCGCAGCAGCAAATGCAGCCTTGGCCTGGGCGTTCAAATCCTTGGCTTTAGACTTGGCATCAGCAAGTTCCTGCTTTGCTACTGCGCGGTCAGTTTCCGCATCAGCTCGCAGTGCGGCTGCTTCAGCTTTGGCGGCATCCAGCTCTTGCCTAGCGCGTTCCCTGTCAGTTACCGCATCTTGAGCGGCAGACAATGCACCCTGACGAACAGCCAGTTCGTCACGCAACGCGGCCATGTTAGCCAGATCAATTGGGAATTGCTTGGTGAAATAATCAACGTAGTTCACGGCGGGAGAGTCGTTAGAAACTTGCATGGCGACCTCAAGAATAGTAACTAATGTTAAGTTTGGCACCAGCAGTTTGCTCAATGAACTGGATCTGCGAAAGATCACCGTCATACTGCAACGTGACGCCAGCGGCCAGCGGCATACCAATGCTTGCAGTTGGAGCCACACCATCGTCGCGCCAGCGCACGGCTTGCGTTTCTGGTGTGATGATAGCAATCCGAGGGGAGCCAATCAATCCGCCTATATCGCGTGGCGGCACGGTCAGTTTGGTAGCAGTACTCAGACTTGTAATCTGCTGGTAGCCCATCACAGATGTGATAGCCTTGAGGTTGATCGCCATCAGAATCTCCTTCTTTCGGTAAATGACCGAAGTTTAATCAATAGTTGGTCTGCGGAAAGTATATCAGGGTTGAAGACTGTTCCGTCAAACAAATCGTTGCCGGACGCGGCTTCCGAGACTAAACCTAAAAAAAGCAAGTTTGCCAACTCTTCATCAGAGCCACTTGCGGCTTCTGCAATTGACCTAAAATAAGCTAACGCAGCAGATACAGAATCCGCACCAGAAGCCGTTTCCGATACAGATCTAGAATAAAGCAAGTTAGCAAGTACAGAATCCGCGCCGGAAGCTGTTTCTGTTACTGACCTAGCATAAAGCAAGCTGGCGAGTACAGCATCAGAGCCAGAAGCGGTTTCTGTTACTGACCTAGAATAAACCAAACCTGCTAATACAGAGTCCGCGCCGGAAGCTGTTTCTGTTATTGTGGAATTGTCTGCCGGAGCGGCTTTGGTTATGGTGTAAACGAGAACAATAAGCGGGTAACCCGCCGTGCCGAAATATCCTTTTCCACCACCCCACTGACCAGCAGCACCCGGAGTTCCAATATTAGTTGTGTTCGTCGCCGCACTACCTCCACCACCACCACCGGGGCCATACTGGTTGCTTGTGCCCGAATCAGTCCAGATGTTTTGTGTGCTTCCGTTTCCGCCGTTAAGGAACGTACCTACAGTGTTTTTGCCACCTCCACCACCACCTCCGCCAGTTCCGTTTCCAGCATTAGTTATTGCAGTTGCAGCCGCTCCGGCTCCCGTTCCGCTACTATTTGCTCCTCCAGCACCCGCGATTGCTGCGTTAGTAGAGTTTCCAGCGTTTCTTAATGTCCCTCCGTTTGCGCCGCCTCCACCCCCAGATGAACCAGATGCGTTAGCGGTACTAAATACGTTGCCGCCCGTGCCACCTACGCCATTCGGTCCAGCAGCACCGCCGCCGCCGCCAACTTTTCTGACTGTTGTACCGCCACCAGATCCCCCGTTTCCCCCAGAATAAACGGTTGAACCTACAGAAGATCCAGAAGCTCCGCCGGTACTACTACCCGCTGCTGACGCCTTAGCTAAAGCACCATTAGTTGCAGAACCGGGAGCAGATGAAGCTGATTTATTAAACCAAGCGTCAGATCCCCCTGCAAGACCGCTAGTAAAATAATTTAAATAGTACGCACCAGTGTTATTTAACGTGCTTACATCAACGGCAGATGTAGCATATGCGCCACCGCCACCCCCGCCCCATGTAGTAACCGTTGCACCCGTTGATCCGCTACCAATAGCGTGAACGGTTACAGTATCTACTCCGTATGGAATTCTCCAACGGCTTGGTGTGCTTATTCCAGTTGAACCAGTCTCATTCAATACTTCCGTGTACGAGTTTCCAATCGTCACTACCGGGGTGTAGGTAATGATAATAAGACCTTGGCCTCCGGGAGAGCCGCCGCCACCGTAATTTACACCTGCAACAGGTGTCGGATCACATCCAAGCCCAGCGCTTCCATATCCGCCACCACCTCCTGCTGGTCCGTAAGTGTTTCCAAGGTAATCAGTCCAAATTAAATCGGCGCTTCCGGCTCCACCAGTGTTAAAACCGGAATTCCCACCACCGCCGCCTCCATTTGTACCGGCAGTTGGTGGTGAACCTCCTGTCCCTCCACCTGTTCCTAAACGATTGTTGCCACCATTTCTATTTGTGGCAGCAGATCCTCCATTTGCGCCACCTCCACCAGCGCCATTAAGATTGTCACTTTGATATCCATTCCCACCATCTCCGTTTGGCCCAGCGGCTCCCCCAGCACTGTAAGTAACTACATATCCGCCGCAACAAGGTTGTTGCCTGCCATACCCATTACCGCCAGAATATTTTCCGCCAAGCCCAGAATCTCCCACACCAGCAGAAGCTAAACCACCGGTGACAGGTCCGAATCCAGAAATGTCGCCAACTATTCCTCCACCACCCTTTGCTAATGCTCCATTTGTAGCAGAAGATGGGGCAGAATTAATTGATTTATTAAACCAAGTGTCGCCTCCAGCACCAAAACCATCAATGGAACTAATTGTTCCACCAGCACCTATGTTTATATACGCAAACGCTAGTGGGGTTAGGGAAACATTAGTTGATTTTGAATACGCGCCACCACCCAAACTTCCTGCGCCAATACAATGAATAGTCGCAGATGTGCAATCAACCGGAACCCTCCAACGAGTCCCAGATGTAATTGCAATCGTTACGGTGGGCATTAGATAACTTCCGGCGTTACTTCGTTTTGCATTGTTCCTGCAAGAACAATAGCCTTACCGTTCCAGACGTATCCCTCTGGCACTTCTTCCAGACGCCAGCCTTCCTCAACCCAATCTGTTGGCTCGGCCATGATTGTGTTAACAAACTCGCCTTTGTCATTGAACAGAACGCACGTTGTCATTCCTGCTCCCCAGACGGAAACACGTTAATGAATACGGTGTTGTTTACTAACGCCTCGACCTCGTGCCACTCGTTTTCTTTTAGGATCACGGGCGTGGTGTCCTTGTCCATCTCTTTGTAAAGGTTCTCTTTACGGATGGCGGCTTGACCGGCAACGCACATAGTCAGATGAGCGAACGTGTGCTCATGACGGGAAAGACCCTCCCCCGTGTTCGCGTGGTAGACAGAGAACCTTACCTTGTCATACAGGAAGGTGTAAGTAGGGGGAATATTCTTCACGCCCCACCCCCGATTAAGCGCCAGTCAAGGTGAACGTGTAGGTCACATTCAGAGTGTCGCTAGTAACAACCGTGCGGTCGCCACCAGTGAAGTCCGAAGCGGAGAACAACGTACCTGTATTGCCCGGAGACTTCGCTTGTACACTCGTTAAAAACGCCCCAGCAACCGTACCGCCGCTGGTAATAGTAAACGCAACAGCGGATGAGTTGGTAACTATTGATTTGTTATTACCTCCAGAGGTGTCTGAGGTATTAGTAAACGATGGCGCCCCCCTATTTGTGGTAGAACCACCGGAAATTGAATAACTCGTGAACTCAGTCCACAAAGCGTGGCTTGCCATCGTGTCTGCAATTGCAAACGTGGTGCCCGATCCGGGGCCAGTAACCAGACCAATGTACCAAGTGGTAATCTGGGTAACGCTAGTAAGCGCAGTACCAGCCATGTACACAACCCCGGCGTTGACCACCAAATTAGAGTTGTCTTCTTCCCATTTAAGGTCACCGTTCTCGTCATAGCAAAGAACGTGGAACCGACCAGATGCAACTAATTTTTCCATAATTTTTACGCCAAGAAACGCAACCGATACAAGGCGCGTAAGTAAATTTCAATAATGTTATCAATTAACTGCTGCAAAGACATATCCGTCTTGTCAACAATCTCGTACCGACAAGCCTCAATTTCTTTCAACTGCTCTTCCAAGAATTCAACAATATTAGTCGTTTTTTTGGCGGTCATCAAAGTGATCGGCCCAATCAAACCGTGCCGTCCCTGATAGGCTTCGGCAAAGTCATCTGCCGCTTCAACAATCAGTTCGTAAAAATGACCAAGCGCCTTGTGCTTGCTATAGCTGCGCGTGTTGAGATGTACACTATGGGCTACATCTCGCGCCAAGAACAAAAGCCCTACAAAATCCGCGCATTTCATTGTATACCTTCCGGTGTCATTTCCATCGGCATGGATTCCTCACGCATTTCAGGCATTTGGTTCATCAAACTCTGCGACTCCATAGCCGCAGCCACAACGCCCATTGCAATGTCTTGGATCTGTTCTTCTGACATACCCGCCTGAACAGCACTGATGCGCTGTGTCTCAGCCTGATACGCCTTAATCTGCGCCTCAAAGTCTTTGCGTTCTTGCTCTTGCATCTCCATCGACCTGCCGACATTTTGCAGCATATTGTGCAACTGATCCAACTCTGCCGCCATCGCCTGCATCTGCTGCTGCGCCGCTTGCAAGGCCGGATTGTCCTCTGCATCGCCCATGAGCTTAGGATCAATTGTCTTGGCAAACCGCTTTGCCATTTCCTGCGCCCCAGGCCAGTCCATGTTCTTGACAAACAGGTCGCCAGCAACCGTCCAAAGTTGTGGGTTGCCCTGCAACAGTTGCGCCATCGCCTCAAGTGCCTCTTGGCGCTTGGTGGCATACCCAGGACCCGTCGCGACCACTACGTCGTACTTGCCAACAGACGGGTTGTAGATCTTGTCGATCACAATCCCTTCTTGGTTCTGGATCTTACGCACTGGCTCGGCTTGCATCGGGTCAATCTTGACCATCTTCGTCTCGCCATCAATCCCAATGATTCTGGCAATGCGCTGCGTATCGTAAATTTTGGGGATCATATCCACCAACTGCCGACCAACGTACCGTACAGCCCGCGCTAGGTTGTCTTGGTAGTGATAAGTACCAACGTCACCCTCACGCTGGCGAGCCAAGATAGCCCTGCCAGAACGCTCGTTAGATGTCATGCCCAAAGAGGCGTTGTACTGCCCCGTTGAAGACTTGATGTCCTCGGAAGCACCAACTTTAGCTTGCAACAGGCCAGATGATGCCATTGGCGGCTGCGCCCGTTGGGGCAACGGCAATATTGCGCCCTGACCGTCCGTTACATCTGGGTTGACCTCCAGATAAGGCCAGTTATTCGTGTTGGCGGTCTTCCACTGGGTCTCGTACCCCTCAAACTGACCGCCATAACCAATAAACGGTGCTTTTGGAGCCAGCGCAAGCATCTCTGCCTCTTGGCTAGTCCAATAGTTGTACATCCGTTGGGCATCTTTGGCGTTACGCACCAACCCACTGATGTAAATCCGGCCCTCAACCTCGTATTCGTTACCAATCACACGCACAACAGGGATGCAACTACCGGCCCACTCCTGCTTTTCAAGGATTTCGTAGCCGTTAATCTTTGTCCAGCAAATCTTCTTGCGATCCGCTTGGCGAGATTTCTTCGGTTTGCCGTAAACCGCCCGCAACTCTTTGTCTTCCGGCGTTCCTTGGAATGCAGTCACGTTGCCGGGGTACAAATTCAACGTCTGCGTGTCGTATTCGCAATAAAAATACTCAGCAATCCGGATTGTGTCTGTATTTAACCACTGGCTCAGGTTCTGATCCCCAACCCCCAGCGTTTCAAGCGTAGAGAGTGGCGATGCGTTAGGAAACAACCGCGCGTATTCGGCTTTAGACAAGTCTTCCGTTATAAAACACCACTCAGCATCGCTGCCGCACGGGTCTTGAATCAACGGGTCCATGTAGACGCTAAAACTATTCCTAACCCGCGCAATCTTGATGTCTTGGTCAAACGTATCGTCGTCGCAATACTCGGTCAAAATCCGAATATAACCCTCGCCATACGCAACCTGGTTCTCGCAAGCCGTATCGTAGGCCACATCTGCATCCGAGATGTACTCAATATGCCGGATCATGCCGTTGAAAATCTCGGCAACCTCAACATCTGCGTTGTCATCTACCGGAATGACCTTGACACTAGGCCGGTTCTGACGCTGATCGTTGGTAATCTGGTGAACGTGCTGCGGCAGCTTGTTAATAGTCAAGCAGGGCCGAGCATTGATCGTCTGACCCTGCACCGCACCACGGGTCGCCAGCACATCTGCCGGCCACTGCCACTGGTTATCCGGTGAACCCGCGTAGAAACGCAGGTCGTCTAGCTCATCCTCTCGACTTTCAGAATACGCCGAAATTGCCATTGACAGGCGATCCCGCGCCGTTGACAGCACATCCGAGTCGCTTTTGAGTGGCTTACCACCCAACGCGACGTTGCCAACAGCGTTAATTCCGGTGTAGTCAGCCATCAACACTTCCAGCGTTTAAGTGACGCCTTAGCCCGCTCGGCATCGCCTTTGGCGTGGGCAACAACCCCTTCCATTCTAGCGCAGAAGCTAGACTTTCTACCCTTATCGGCTTCGGTCTTTGGATTGGGCGCTGGTGCTTTCAAATTACTACCAGTCTCACGATTGTACTTCTCACGTCCCTTCTCGGTCAGGCCAGCGCCCTTGCTAACCGGCAACTTCTCACCACGCCCGACCGATAACGATACGCCTTTTTTCACTTCTTCTTGGCAGTCTTCGCAGACTCTTTGAAGTCTTTAGCGGTTGGCGCTCCGGGAGTTCCGGGTTTACGCATCTTTTCGCCAGAGCCAGCAGCAATACGTGCTTTTTTAGCGTTGATGTTGGCGTAGAGTCCGGGTTTCATTTCTTAGCCGCCGCTCGTTTGGTTGCATATGCAATTGCAACTGCCTGTTTTACCGGCTTACCGGCTTTAACTTCAGTCTTAATGTTTTCTTTGAACGCCTTCGGCGACGCAGACTTTTTAAGCATTATGCACCCATCCAAGATCCAGACATTGTAGACCCACTAGACTTTAACGTCCTAGGCGGTTCTTTGTATTCTCGATGCGCTACGGGGTAAGCAAAGGTCACGGCCAACGCATCAGCCGCATCTGGACTCGCCAATCCCCTAGACCTCATCTCTTTCTTGCCTTCCAAGAAGATCGTCCCCGCTGAATTAGGCTTTTTCATCGGGCCAACCAGATCGGCCTTTAACTGCCGATCCTTCGGAATGCTCGCAGACCTTAACCAGTCCCGCATAGCACCCCACATCTCCGCCCGCTTATTGCCCCACATCACAGGGTTTTTGGCCTTCCAGCCAAAGTTTACACCTCTCACCTTATACCTTTGTTCTGTTAATCGGTCAAGTATTCCATATCCCAAACCACCCTCGTCAATTACCGTTAACGTGGGCTTGTACTCCTCAATCGCATCAATCACATTCCCAACCGTCGTCATCGTATCGTCACCCCTAAACCTTTTTATCGCAACAATGTCGCGGCCCTGCCTAACCACGATAACCGTTGAATCCAATCCTCCTCGCGCCGGATCAACACCAATGACAATCGGCGCGGTCTGATCCTTGTATTTCTCCCGCTCCATCGCATCATCGACCAACCTTGGTCCAATAAACTGGTCGTCCCCACTAGCTGGAAACTCCCCGTATACCTCCACCCGCGCCTGAGCAGAATCTTCCCCATATTCGGCAATGATCTGCTCATACGTATTCTTGTCCGTCCCCTCAACCTGCCTGGCATCAATCTGCCGGCCCTTCCAAAAATCCCGCTTGCCATGAAATGTCTCAAAGAAGTACCCACTATTTCTCCTCGGGTTACTAAACGCAAACCAATACCGATCTAGGATGTTCTCAGTAAAAAACCCAGCACCCACCGCCCAGATCGGGTCCGGTATCCCGCTCGCCTCGTCAAAGATCAACATCATCCCGTCGTGGTTGTGAACCCCCGCATACGCATCCGGGTTCTCTTCACTCCACAACTTACCTTCTGCCGCCCAGTAGCGCGTCCCCTTCTTCAAATCCCGCTCTACCAACTCCGTTAACCACTGCGCCGGCACGATCTTCGTTGCGCTGATCTCCCACCAATGGCTGTTGATGATCATCGCTTGCCACTTGGTCAACTCGCCCCAGGTCACCGAGCGCAGCTGGCTCTCGCTGTTGGCCGACACGATCACCGTCGAGCCGATCCGCGTGGACAACATCCACAGGATCAACCAACTCACCAGCGCACTCTTACCAATCCCTCGGCCACTAGACACCGCCTCACGCAGCGTCTGCATATCCACTTGGCCCTGGTTGTCCTTAATGTGCTTGGCAATGTCGCGCAGGATCTCGCGCTGCCACTTCCTTGGCCCACCAAACTTCGCCAACGGCGTGTTCGCCTGACCCCAAGGAAACGCAAACAACACGAACGCCTCCGGGTTGTCCGCAACCGCCGGCGACCATAACTTGGTCATCAGGATCTGTTCGTCTTCGGCGCTGTACTTGGTTTTTTGCATGGTTATCCTTTAAACCGCTTCCCAGAGCGACTTCTGCCCACGCAGAAGTTCGTCAGTATCAATCCGTGGTCTGCTCTTGACGTTCCAGTTGCCGCCGCCACGCTCGCCTACTAAGTTCCATCCCGACGCCTTCAGACTAGCGCCACCCTCTGCCGGCAGCGTGTAGGTAATCAACTTTCTGTACCCCAACGCCTTTGCCGCCCTCCAGGCAGCACCGTACAGCATGGAACAAGCATTCTTAGTCCCGTCCGTACAGCAACGGTTTACCTCAAGCACCCAGCCGTTATCCAAATGTCTTGATACCGGCCTACCAACAATCGCCACCCCAACCACTTTATCGCCATCGCTCACCGCAATTGAAAACTTATGACCAACCACCGGATTGTGATGCCGATGGTGGATCTCCACAAAGGCGTTGGCCTCTTCAAGCGAGATCGGCGTGATTGATAGGGTCATAAAAAAATAAAAAAAATTTGTGCGGGGCCACCGTTACCGTGACCGGTCGCCCGCCGGCCCTCCCCGCCCCCCTCGGCGCGTGGCCAGACCCGTCGCCGGACCTGCCGGTGCTCGAAGAATCGGCCCTAAGTCGTTGATTTCATTGGCCTTTCACCTCAACGCGGTCAACCGTAACGGCGTCCGTAACAAGCGTAACAGGCTCTGTTACGCCGAGTAACGGCGTGTCCATCTCAATGATCTCGGCCTCGATCAGTCGGGCCTGCGCCTGGGCGAGCGCGTCGGTGATGGAGATGTTGCCGCTCAGTTCGATCTGGCGCGGTGCTTCGGTCCAGCGCATCTGCGTCTTAGTCCACCAAATGAGCGACGCCACGTCGCCGGCCATTGCCTTCTGATAGAGCGTCTGCCCGATGCCAGCACTAGCTTTAGCCCTGCCGCGCTCAAGCTCGGTCATGAAGTACTTGCGTAGCGTGGTGGTGTTTATGCCATCGCCAACGAGCGGCGCGATGTGGTGCTCGGCGACGCCCCAGTTCGCCAGTTTCTCAACCATCTCTCGATCTTTATCGCTCGGCACAAACTCAGGTCGACCCGATCCCGGTTGCGGCCCTCCTCGCTTCTTCTTTTCTTGAACTGATTTTCCTTTTTCCGTCATTTGCACATTTTCCCCTCAAGGTGAAACCTTTGCGTAACGTAACGCTCCGCATCGTACCGTAACACCGTAACACCCTAAAGGGTGTGTTACGTTACGTTACGGTAAACTCGCCTTTGCCGCCGTAACAAT